TGGTTTACACCTAAGGGTTGGCCAGGTCGAACAAGGGGGATGCGGGAGCCTTTGCGGGCTCCCTTTTTTTGTGTATGCTGAGCCAGCTTATGCATTTATCTAATGGCTTTTGTTCGTAAGAAGGTAAAAACTTTTAAGTGGCCAGTTAAAGTCCAAGAACCTAGTGATACCAAGCCAGGTGAATTTGAGACTTCAGAGTTTATCGCCATCTTCAAAAGAGAGAAGATGTCAAAACTTCAGGAAAGTGATGAAACAGATAGCCTTGGGCTGCTTAGAAAGGTACTTGTCGGATGGGAAGGCATCGTCGACGAAGACGACAAAGAGGTGCCATTCAGCGATGAAGTGCTGCAGGAGCAGGCAGACGACGCTGATTGGATCAAGGCTGTTTTGAATACCTATACGGCGACTTACGCAGAGGCAGAAGCGGGAAACTAAAAGACGCTGCGGTCTACTGGGCATCTGGCGGCAAAGTCATTGAGGATAAAACTCAAGAGGATGCTGCCGGTTTTGGCATTTCAATGCCTGCTCCCAAGAAAAAAGAGTCTGATGACTTTGAGGTTTGGGAGGAAAACTGGGACATCGTGATGATGTTCCTGCGGATGCAGACCCAGTGGACTGTCAGCATGGCTGGCTACGTTGGCATGAGATATGACGTGCTGCTGGTTTCCGGCGGCCTTTTTGACCTATATGATGTGGAGAACCGTCGTGAAGTGCTCGAAGGTCTCCGCATTATGGAATCTGCAGCACTGACCGAATTCAGTAAGAAGGCAGATGGCTAAAAGCGTTCAAGATCTTGACATTAAGCTTGACGTTAAGGGCATTGAAGGGGTCAATCGCCTTAAATCTTCTCTTCGCGGTCTTTCTAATGCTGCTGGACCTGCCGATAAAGAGCTAGAAAAGATTGCGGCGGAAATAAAAAAATTTAATGTACAGGGCAAAGTAAGTAAGGACGTTATAGCTGGTCAGGTTGCTGGTCTAAGCAAACTAAGAGATCAAGCCAACCTTGGGGGCAAGGCTTTTAGGTCTTTAACTAAAGATGTTGTTGACTATCAACAAAAGCTTAAAAAAGCAGATCAGCAAATTAAAGAAACGACAAGATCTTTCAATGGTCTTGCTCAGGCTCAAAATCAAATTCCAGCAAGAAAGCCTGGCGCTTTTGCAACCCAAATACAGAAATTTAGAGATGAATTACAGAACACAAGTGTGGCTGGAAAGGAGTACACAAATATCCTGCGACAGATACAAGAAAGAACTCAGGCTTTCAATAGAGCTGAGGCACGGCAATCTGTCATAGCTGGAGGTCAAAGTGCGGCAGCAGGCCCAGTCGACCGAAGAACTGCTTTTCAAGTAACGCAAGAGTTGCCAAAAACAACTGCGGCTCTTTCTCTGAGGTTAAGCGAATTACGAGAAGATTTTCAAAACGTGGCAGTTGGCTCAAGATCTTACGTCAATGCTCTCCACGAAATAAATAGATTAGAAAAGCAAGTTGCTGATCCTTTTGGGACAAATCAAAGGAAGGAAGATATTCGCAGTCGCCTTGGCACTCAAGAAAAGTTTGGCATGTTTGCGGGCAGGGATCCCGTGCAAAGCGCCATTGATCGCAGGGAGAGGAGACGGTCTCGTCGCTATGGCGGTTTTACTGGAGGTGGCCTCGCCAATCAACCAGTAGAAGCGTCTGGTCTTTTCAAGCAGATAGCAAGCATTAGCGGAGCTGGCCAAGCGGCTCAGGTCCAGATGATGGGCAAAAGTTACGAGCAAGTGGCTCAGTCAATTCGTACTGCAACGGCTGCTTCTAATGGCAGCATCAATAGTCTTCAGGCGCAGAAGTCAGCTCTTACTCAATTACGGGCGGGGCTTGATCCAACAAGCCAAGATTTTAGAGAGCTTGGCAGAGAGATTGAAAGAGTAGACAAGAGGCTTGGCAAGCTGAGCAAAAGGCGTAAATTTAGCCTTAAAGGTGCCGCTCAAACTGCAGGAGCGGTGGCATCGGCGGGTATCTTTGGTGGTCCTGCTGGCCTTGGAGGCGCATTACTTGGTGCTCCATTTGGACCTGGTGGAGCAGTCCTTGGAGGCAGCATTGGCGCAACCGTTGGGATAACTGCAGACAAGATTACATCTTTTACTGATTATGCAGCTTCTATTAGTCTTGCCGAAAAAGCACTAGAAAGAATTATCACCACTGGCAAGAATCAAGAAAACGCCGCAAAGAATCTTGCGATTGCTAATCAAACTATTGAGTTTGCTGTTAAAAATTTAAATGTCGAGCGAGAGGATGCCACGATTGGCATGACAAAGCTTGGAGCTGCGGTATTAGGCGCTGGCGGAAACATGGAGGCAGCAGCGCTTGCCTTCCTTGGTACTACAACAGCAATTAAAGCCACTAAAGGCTCTGCTGAAGACGTGCGTGGTGGATTGACAGCGTTAGTTCAGATGTTCAGCAAAGGGAAGATTTCTGCAGAAGAACTTTCTGGGCAGCTTGGCGAGCGTTTTCCTGCGGCTGTCACAGCATTTGCTGATGCGAACGATATTTCTACCATGGCGCTGCAGAAGCAGCTAAAAAATGGAGAAGTTGGCCTAGATAAGTTAATTAAATTCCTGCAATTTGCTGTCAAAGAATACAGTGAAGGCGCTCTTGATATGGCGGCAAGTTCTGAAGAATCAGGGATGCGGCAAAAGGTCGCCTTTAAAGAAGCTCAAAATGAGTTGGGCAAGCAGTTGGTGCAAGTCGGCTCAAACTTGCAGGAAGGAATTACTCAGGCGTTGATTTCTTTAACACCTACAATTATCAATATTGCCACAGTAGCCGCAGATGCTATCAAGGCGATTCTTGACGGCATTGCTTTTCTTGTTAAGAACATAAAAGCGATTTCGCGATTAATCATTGCCTTGGCTGGTCCTGCCGTGCTTGGTCTTTTGATTAAAACTCTTGGACTTGCCACTGCCGCTGTCGCTAAAAAAGGCTTAGCAGGAGGGCTGTTGCTTACATCCAAGGTTATAGCAACAAGGACTATTCCAGCTATTGGAGCTTTGATTGCAAAACTGAGAGGTTTATTAGTCTTTTTGGCCAAAAACCCCATCCTTTTGGCTGTGATGGGTATCACCGCATTAGGGGTGACGGGTTACAACATGAACAAAAGATTTGACGATCTAGTTGACTCAATAAAAGACGGAACTAGATCGTTGAAAGAAGGCGCAGAGATGGCTGACAAGTATCAAGATCGTCTTAATGCTTTAGTAGAGGTTAGAAAAGTTATTCGTGCAAACCCAGAGGCTGAAGGTGCGCTAAGTACGGTGCGAGATATTGCGCCAGCAAGCGGCCCTGGGCTGACAGTATTTAATACAATGAAGGGCATAGAAAATGCATATGGCGATGAATTGCGTCCTTTGTCGGTAATTTCCGACATGGCAAGTCTTAATCAGGCAATCATAGACGAGCAGCAAAAAGTGAATACTTTGGGTAATACTTTGGACGCGCAGGCGAGAGAGATTGCGTCTGACGGCTTTACAATGCCTGACCTTAGCGGCGCTTTCGCGCCTGGACTTGGAGATCCTGATGATCCTGGTGGATCTGGAAAATCAGCTCGCAATCGATTGGCAAAGATCAATAGAGCTGGAGAGTTGCTTGGCATTGAAAGACAAATTCTTAAAAATGCACGCGAAATTGCTTTTGCCCAAGCCAAGGCGGACAGAAGCCGCGTGCATCAGCTGAATAATCAAAAGATTCAGTTGCAGTTCCAGAAAGACTCGAAGCAGGTTGAGCATCAATACCTTGACGCTGTGCGCGAAGCCAATAACGAAGAGAATGAAACAACCAAAATTCAAAAGCTTCAGGAAGCTTTGACCGACAGAAATTTAGCGAATAAAGATTTGCTGATGAGGAAAGAAGAGGCTTTGACGACTGAAAAGCAAAGAAACTTGCTGGCCGAGGAGAGGATTACAAAGCAGATTGAAAAGCAAATGTTCAATCTTAGGGACCAATTAGGCCTGGTTTCTCCTCAAGAAAAAATTGAAAACTTTAGGCAAGGCTTGATAGACCAATACGGATCGAATGACGCACGAATTCCTGGCATGGTTGACCAACAGCGTCAACTTTTAGACCCAACAACATTTGAAAAAATTCAACAGTCAGTAAGAGGGCTTAACAAAGAGCTGCAAGAGCTAACAAATCCAGCGAATATGATCATAAGTTCAGCAAATCAAATTGGCACTGCATTCACCGACTCGTTCAAAAGCGTCATAAACGGCAGCGCCACTACTCAAGAAGCACTCGCAAGTTTCTTCAAAAATATTGCCAACTTCTTCCTGGATATGGCCGCGCAGATTATTCAAAAGATGATCACGATGGCGATTTTGAATACTATTGTTGGACTGTTGCCTGGTGGAGGTGGCGCTAAAGGCATTCTAGGTCAAGGCACTTTAGATTCTGTAACCAGTTATTCAGGGATTACAGGCTCTACTCGTTTTGCCAAAGGCGCAGCGTTCGCAAAAAACAAAATCATCCCTTACGCCAAAGGAGGAATTGTTGATAGGCCAACAATGTTCTCTTACGCCGACGGCGGTGCTGGTCAATTTGGAATCATGGGTGAGGCAGGGCCAGAAGCTATTCTTCCTCTTCGTCGTGGCCCTGGTGGCAAGCTAGGAGTTGAGAGTTCTGGCGGAGTCGGTAATGTTGTGGTGAATGTCGATGCTTCTGGCTCTAGCGTTGAGGGTGACAATGAACAGGCAGGACAACTCGGCAAGATGCTTGGTGCTGCGGTTCAAGCAGAACTAATTAAACAAAAACGACCAGGAGGACTACTCGCGTAATGGCAACTTTTCCAGACATAGATCCTGTTTATGGAGCTAGTAAAGCAAGCGCACCGTCAGTTCGTACTGTGCGTTTTGGTGATGGTTATGAACAGAGACTTACGTTTGGTTTAAATCAAAATCCAAAGGTTTGGAATTTGACGTTTGAGAATATAAGTGAGACGGATTCAGACACAATTGAAACTTTCTTGGATGCTAGAGCTGCTGATAATGAAAGTTTTGACTGGAGTCCGCCAGACGAAACAGACACGTATAAATGGGTCTGTGAGGAATGGTCAAAAACACTTCCATATGGCAATCTTGCCACAATTCAAGCAACATTCAGGGAAGTCTTTGAACCGTAATGGCATTTACTGCATGGGCTGCTAGCACTGCTTTCTCCGTTGGTGACGTTCGACGCGCCACGGCGTTGCAACCTAGC